CATAGTTCTAAAGAGATAGTAACATATTTGAAAGATAGAGGTCAAAACTTAATTGACAAATATTCTGATAATAGAGAAAGTTTTATGTATTCAATACTAGGATTTGAATTTTTATTTAATGAAGAAGAATATAGAACCATTAATGAGTTTATTTCAAATAGTAATCAGAAATTATTAAATGGAGTTGATTTAACTGCGATTAAACGATATGAAGATTTAAATAAATTGAACTCATTATGCGAGATTAAGAAAATGGGTAATGAGCTTGAAAAGGAAATTGTCAAGTTACTTGAAAATGATGAATGGTTAGTTCTACGACCTTTAACCCACCTATCATCAATGAAATACGGAAGTTCAACAAAATGGTGTACGACTTCACAGTATGAACCAAATTATTTCACAAGATATACAAGAGAAGGGGCATTGATTTATTGTATCAATAAAAACACAGGATTAAAAGTTGCGGCTTACAAAAATTACGATGAAAGGGTTATGTCTTTTTGGAATATGGAAGACCATAGAATTGACTCAATTGAATCGGGATTACCATATGAAATTTTGGTTTTGATTAAAGGAGAGGTTGATAAGAATAAAACTAATCGTGAGTGTATGTCTGAAGATATGGCAAATAAAGAAGCAATATATCTATTAAGATTTGAATATGGTGAAAAGAAATTAGTATCATTAGAGCAACCAACAATTGGTAGAGACTACCCGATGGATGAACCAATGATGGAACAACAAATGGATGATGTGGTAACAGAACAAGAACCATCTGTTTATGAAATACCAGGTATTACACAGATTAGAACATAGTAACTCTAATAACTAAATCACCATCACCTTTGATTACACGATGGTATTCACCTTTGGGGATAAAGATTTTATCCCCTTTTTTCATTTCTAAAGGTAAAGTATTATCTGACTGATACTTCCAATTATTACATTCTAAAATCTCAACCAATCTATCTTCTCGGTCTCTATGCCACATCAGTTCTCCTGACTCAACATCAGATTTGAATGTTCTAATTTTAATATTGTCACTTAAATTTTCTTGTATGAATGGTAGAGTATCCATTACCAATAACCTGGATAAGTTTTACCGCCCCACAAATGTCCATAACGATTGATTCTACAAGCCCAATAACCAGCGGTCATTCTATCTTTCTTTTTATCACATTGGTGTCTTGATGCAAATGCTTTACGAGCCTTAGGGTTAGATACTTTTGCAGTTAATCCTCCATGAGCATCCCCAAAAGAAATTTTCTTAATTTTACCAGTTGATGGGTTTTTTACATATACGACATATTTTTTTCCACCACCTGAATTCCTCATAGGTTTTCCAACTTGAACTTTTCTACCCTGATATTCAGCTTCATTAAGAGATTCCTCTACAAATGGTAAATCTAAAAATATTTCCTTACCATTTTTTAAAATTACTTTTTCACCTAAATTACTTTCAACTATCCATTTATCTTCATCATTTAATTTAATAAATCCTGCGCTGTGTAATTCTCTAACTTCTTTCACTAAATTTATGTGTGAGTTAGAACCACTTCTAAAAATAGTTTCACTTAATGGTAAGTTATTTTCTAAATGATATTTTAAGTTATCCGAAACATAAGTTTCTGTCATTAACTTCATTGGTTTTAACTCTTTTTTGAGTTCTTCTCTTAATATTTCTCGTAAATTCATAAATTACTTTTTTTATAAATATTTATCATATATCACTTTGACGATGAAAGAAAAAAAAATATTAGAAGAAATTGCAAGATTTAGAGAAATATCTAAAATAGATAATAAAGAATTAGTTAATGAAGGAGTACTTGGTGACATATTGAAAGCGATTTTATTTGGTGATAAAGATTTATCATGGGAGGAAATCCTTGACAGATTTTTTAAAAAAGTCAAAGAAAAAAAATCATTATCCAAGGTTGATGTTGATTTTAAAGAGATGACAAAAATGGTAATTGATAAACTTGAGGGCGGGTATTATAATCCTAAATGGCATTATAAACCACAGATGGGTAGGTCAGGTGAAACAATGTTTGGTATTGATAGAATACACGGAGGTCGTTTAAATACTTCAGAACCGGGTGTTGAATTTTGGTCAATCATTGACAAGAATAAAAACCCTAAAGTTTGGAAACACGGGTATAGGGGTGGAGAGTTGGAAAACAAATTAATGGATTTAGTTGTAAGAATAATGGAACCTCATTATAAAGAATTATCTGATAAATATTTGAGTCAAGAATCTAAAGAAATTGTAAATTCAGATAAGGGACTAACGTTTAATTTTATATATGCATCTTGGAATGGTTCAGGATTTTTCCAAAGATTTGCAAATGATATAAACGAAGCGGTTAAGGAAGGAGAAACTGACCCAAAAGAATTACAAAAAATTGCAATTGACTCAAGAGATAAAACAGTATTAGGTTCAACAAATAAAATTGAAAAAATAATGGGGGAGTTAAACTCTGAAAATATTTCTTAAATTTTTGGTCTTAACACTGACATAGCTTCAGGAAACTCTTTATCTAATAATTCTTCATTTTTACCTTCATATGGTATATTTTGTAAGATATATCTAATAGCATTTAATCCCGAAATTTTCTTATCGTTTGAATCCAAAACAACCCAAGGATGATTTACCGTTGAAGTTTTATCAAATAACTTTTCTTTATATTCAGTAAATGTATCCCATACTTCTTGCATTTTCTCGTCATTTTTAGAATATTTCCAATACTTCAATGGGGACTTTTGTCTAAATTCAAATCTTTGAGCTTGAGTCTCCTTATCAATCGAAAACCATAGTTTAAATAGATAATCACCATCCTTAACTAATGACTCCTCAAACCCCTGAACATTTTCCATAAAATCTTCGTATTCTTCAGGAGTTCCATAACCCATAACAGGTTCTACTAAACCTCTATTATACCAACTCCTATCAAATAAATTTACTTTTCCCTTTTCAATCTGGTCTTCATATCTTTTCCACCAATTTGCTCTTTCATCAGGTGTTGGAATTCCAAGAGCAATAATTTTATAGTATCTTGGATTCATATTCTCTGTAAACTTTTTGATTGTTGAACCCTTACCCGCAGAATCACGACCTTCAAATACAACAATTACAGTTTTGTTTGTTTTAGATAACCATTCCTGTAATTTTAATAACTCAACCTGCAATGAAAATAATTCTCTTTTAAAAACTTTCTTTGGGAGAATAGATGGCTCATCTTGTTCTGAATCGTCGTCATCATCTTGAAATTTTCTTTTGTTTAAAGATTTCCAAACGCTGTCAAAATAAAATTCGCAATTTTCTTTTTTATTACCCTTTTTAGTTAAAGTCTTTCTTAATCCTCTTTCAAGTAATTCAAAATCTACAGTCATATCATCTGATTGAGATTTTATATCCTGTAATAAAAATGAAATTTTTTTTGATTTAATTTTATTATATTTTAAAAGATTAACAATATTCAATAAATGTTCCTCTCTTGATAATTTAGACTCAGTTAATGACTGAATCATATGGTCAACTTCTTCTAATAACACAAAAGATTTATTCATAATAATAAATATACAAAATAATTTGTTTGTTTTTAATGATATTTATGATTAAAACGTAAAATTATGTTACTAAAAGTTGGGTCACAAGGAGAAGACGTTAAAAAACTCCAAGCAAAATTAGGATTAACTGCCGATGGTATTTTCGGTAATGGAACTGCGGCTAAAGTTAAAGAATGGCAAGCTGCGAACGGGTTAACTGCTGACGGTATTGTTGGACAAGGAACTTGGGGTAAAATGTTTGCAGAAACTACACAACCTACTCAAGTTGTTAAAGAAGACGTTGTAATTCCAACAAGTTCAGAATTTAAATTACAGAATTTGAAAGGACATATTCCTGACGCTGTAATTGCTCAAATTCCTGACACGGCTAAAAAATTCAACATTACTAACCCATTAAGATTAGCTCATTTCTTGGCTCAGTGTGGTCATGAATCAGGAGGGTTTAAAGCCGTTCAGGAGAACTTGAATTATTCTGCCGACGGGTTGAAAAAGATATTTCCAAAATATTTTCCTGGTAATTTAGCTGAGGGATATGCAAGAAATCCACAAAAAATAGCTTCAAAAGTTTATGGTGGAAGAATGGGTAATGGTGATGAATCTACAGGAGAAGGGTTTAAATTTCGCGGAAGAGGTTATATCCAGTTGACTGGGAAATCAAACTACACAAACTTTGCAAAATTCATTGGTGAAGATACAGTATCTAATCCTGACTTAGTTGCGACAAAATATCCATTAGCATCGGCAGCATTTTTCTTTGATTCTAATAAACTTTGGTCTATCTGTGATAAAGGAGCGGATGATGCTACGGTAACTGCGGTTACAAAAAGAGTTAACGGT